ACGGAGTGCAAGCTTGCCATTAATGATAAGATTAACGAAAGATTTGACACGCTTATGCAAAAATTGGAGAATAATAAATGAGCATTGAATCCATGATCATACAAAAAGTTATGGATGAATTGGGAATTTCTCAAGAAATGGTTGACAAAGTGAAAGGTATCATCGATAATATTGATATTCAAAGATACGGTGACAAAACTGCTATTGAGATCAACATGAAGAAAATTACCATCACCATTGATAAGTAAGACGTAGGTTGGAATAATAAATGTCAATTAAATCACTTATGAATTATAGTTTTGTTTCTAAATATGCTAGATGGATACCTGAAAAAAAAAGACGTGAGACGTGGAGGGAGTCTGTTGATCGTGTTATGAACATGATGTATGAGCAATATCCTGAGACAAATGGTGATATTGCATGGGCCTACGATATGATGTACAAAAAACGTGTTCTAGGTTCCCAGAGAGCCCTCCAGTTTGGAGGTAAGCCCATCTTTAAACATCACGCACGAATGTACAATTGCATCGCCTCTTATATTGATAGATTAAGATTTTTTCAGGAGTGTATGTACTTACTACTATGTGGATGTGGTACTGGATTTTCAGTACAAAAACACCATGTTGCCAAATTACCCTTTCTTGTCAAATCTAAAAAGGGTACTAAAAAATTTGTTATCCCAGACACCATCGAAGGGTGGTCTGATGCGCTTGGTGTTCTTGTTTACAGCTTCTTTGAACAAGACGAACTGTTTACAGAATATGTTGGAAAAACAGTTGTGTTTGATTATTCCAATATTCGACCAGCAGGTTCATATCTAAGCTCTAGCGGCGGTAAAGCGCCGGGTCCTGAGCCTCTTAAAAAAGCTTTATCTAATATCAAAAAAGTTCTTGATAAAGCTCTCAAAAACTCTGACTTTTCTGCGTCAGAGGTCCGAAAATTGACACCAATAGAAGTATATGATATTGTAATGCATGCAGCCGATGCTGTGATTAGTGGTGGCGTTAGACGAAGCGCGACTATCTGCTTATTTTCTCCTGATGACGAGGAGATGGCTCAAGCTAAAACAGGTAATTGGTTTCATGATAATCCTCAACGTGGTAGATCTAATAATTCTGCATTACTACTTAGGGATAAAACTACCAAAGAACAATTTGCTGAATTAATGCAGTCAGTTCGTGAATTTGGAGAACCGGGTTTTGTGTGGTCAGATTCTACGGAGTTGGTAGTCAATCCTTGTGTAGAAATTGGGTTGTATCCTGTGGACGTGACCACCGGTCACACTGGATGGCAAGCATGTAATCTAAGTACTATCAATTGTTCTAAAATAGAAACAGAAAAAGATTTTTATGAATCCTGTAGAGCGGCAGCAATTATTGGAACTCTACAGGCAGGTTTTAATGATTTTGCTTATTTGGGAGAGGTGACTGAACGCATTATAGCTCGTGAAGCTTTGCTTGGTGTATCAATGACGGGTATCATGGACTGTCCCGAGATATGCCTTGATCCAACTATTCAGAGACATGGAGCTAAAATTGTTAAAACAACCAATAAAGATATAGCTCGCAAAATTGGTATAAATATTGCTGCTCGCACTACATGCATTAAACCCGAGGGAACTACTTCTTGTATATTAGGAACTAGTAGTGGTATTCATCCCCATCACGCAAAGCGATACATTAGAAGAGTACAAGCCAATAAAATGGAACCTATTTATCAATACTTTCAAGACATTAACGAAAGAGCCTGCGAGGAATCAGTATGGTCGGCCAACGATAGCGATGCTGTGATATCTTTTTGTATAGAGGTGGCGCCCGGATCAAAAACCAAAAATCAAATTAGCGCCTTAGAGTTGTTGGAGTATGTTAAATCTACCCAAAAAAACTGGGTGACAGGTGGCATTAACGAAAAAGCTAATGTGAAACCTTGGCTTACACATAACGTGTCGAATACTATTAATGTTAAAAATGAGGAATGGGATGAGATAGAAAAATTTATTTATAAGAATAGAAACTTTTTTTGCGGGATTTCTCTGTTGCCTATTACAGGTGATAAAGATTATCCACAAGCACCGTTTACAGCGATTTATTTGCCCAGTGAGCAAGTGCGTCAGTATGGAGATGGCTCCTTGTGGGTAAGTGGACTTATTGAAGTGGCTTTAGATCTATGGGAAGACAATCTATGGGCAGCTTGTGATGCATTACTTGGACGTGGTAAACGCTCGAAGGGAGGTTCTAAACGACACTGGATATTGAGATGTAAGAAGTTTACTGAAAAATATTTTAACAATGACATCAAACAACTAACCTATTGCATGAAAGATGTATATAATTGGAAAGAATGGGTAGATCTCAATCGTGAGTATTGTGATGTAGATTATACACAAGTTATAGAGGAAGTAGACAACGTAAAACCTGAGCAAGAATGGGCCTGTAGTGGCGGCGCTTGCGAATTACTTTAAGGGAAAATTAGATGCAATATAAAAAGAAAACCAAGGACCAGAGGTTTATAAGTAACCTTAGGAGACGAGGAGCAAGCGAGGTTTGTAAACTACTGGACGCAAATCCTCACATGTCTAGCACAACAGCACAACAGGTTATTGAATCTGAGATAAGAAAAAAATATAGGTTAAAAAAATTTAAACTATAAATAAGAAGGAGCCTATAGATGCATGACATACAGCACATTTCAGAAAAAGACATACAATCTCACCTATCTATGGGTCATATAATAGGTGTTATGGAGCAAGTATTTAAACATCCAGAAAAGGGCCAAATGCCCCCCAAGATTTATCTAGAGCTTGAAAACGACAATGATTTTCGGGCGATGCCCGCTAAATTTGGAGATGCTGTAGGTATTAAATGGGCTTCTATTTTTCCTGCTAATGAAAAAAATAAATTTGGACCAAGCGTTTCGGCTACCATTATGTTGAATGATATTGAAACAGGATATCCAATAGCCATGATGGACGGGATGCTCATTACTTCTTACAGAACAGCAGCGGTCACTGGAGTAGCCACAAAACATCTCGCCAAAGATGATGCCAAAACAGCAGCTTTTGTAGGATGTGGTTTTCAAACAGCATATCAAATAGAAGCTATTTTAAACGTTAGAAACATTAGACATATAAAGTTGTTTGATTTGGACAGGACTAAATGTGAACATTTGGCGGCTATTTTTGGCAAAACTGTCATAGCATGTGAAACACTAGAAGAATGTGTACGTGGAAGTGATATATTAACCACACTCACACCATCAAGAAAACCATTAATTAAATTAGAGTGGCTCGAACCGGGAATGCACATCAATGCTATTGGCGCCGATGCAGAAGGGAAACAAGAATTTGAAGACAATTTAGGAGATGTGTGTCAAATATGTGTTGTTGACGATAAAGCTCAGGCATTTCATTCTGGAGAATCACAGCACACAAAAAACAAAGAGCATTTTATAAATTTGTCTACAGTGGTAAATCCTCATTTCAAACAACGTGTATCTATGTTAGATTCTGATATATCTTTTTTTGATTCCACGGGATTAGCTACTGAAGATATTGCAGTTGCTAGTTATATATATAAAAATTTAACTAGCCGGAAATAGGAGTCAGATAATATGTTTCACCCGGACCAATTAGCTAGAATGAATCAATTGCAAACAAAACATCCCAATAAATATACAATACAGGTTAAAAAATTATCAGAAACAGCTACTATTCCTACAAAAGCCCATAATTCTGATGCTGGATGGGATTTATATGCCAATCATGAATATATGATAGGTCCTCATGAAAGGTTTACTGTGAAAACAGGTATATCCTTACAAATTCCTGATAGGTATGTGGGATTAATTTGGCCACGATCCGGCTTAGCGGTCAAGCAAGGGGCTGATGTTTTAGCAGGTGTAATTGATTCAGGTTATCGTGGAGAAATTATGGTGTGTTTGCTTAACACACAACAACCAAGTGATTTCTTTGGATATGAAGATTATATTAAAATAAAGCGTGGTGATAGAATAGCGCAAATTTTATTTCAGGAAGTGCCACACTTTGAGTTAACTGAAATTGATAACTTACAAGATACTGACAGATCAGATTCTGGTTTTGGGAGCAGTGGCAAATGACGATACCATTCACAACCCCAAATGACAGGATATTTTATGCTTGCGTGGGCGTCCTCGTGGGTCCTGAATTAACAGGACGTAACGACATTGATCAAATGTCTGACCCACAAGACCATAAGTATCTTACTGGCGTAACTTCAGTGGGTATTAATGGTGATATGCCCTCTACTTCACTGTTAGACATAGGACGCTTTCAGCGCAAATTTCACTACTATGGTCAACAAACATTTGAAATCACTATTGAAAGAAACATTGATCACAATTCACAATTCTTTTATTATGTAGACCCATCTGATTATGGCACATACACTACCTCACATGTGTTACATGCTAATAACATGCATAGCCAAGGGTATGAAGATAATAACGGTAAATGTTTAAGAAGCTATGATATCACCATACTATATGGAGGTGACGACACTTCTCGTTTAGGAAGTGGCACCAATGTATATTCTATTACATATCAAAATTGTGTGGTAACTGGTATCAGTTATTCTATATCCGTAGGTGGTACATTAACTGAATCAATAACCTTAACCACTAAACATGTTAAAAATAACAGCGCCGCTGGTGATACTCTTATTGCAAGTTATGGCGATTTACCCGGAAGCGCTCAGTCGGGTGATATGGTTAAATGGGCAGATTTTCGTCCTATGCTAGAATCAACTACGGCGGCAGGTTTACGTGCATACTGGCCCGATGAAGTAATCTCATTATTTTATCTAGCAAAGATCGAAGGGGGCTTATCTGTATTAGGTATTCAGTCTATTGATATAGATATGACCATAGAATATGCAGAGCCTACTGATGTAGGAATTTGGAGAGGCGGTGATAAATCTACTGGAATGTTTCAACCCAAGGAATTGAATAAGTGGAAAACAGTAGTTACACCCGTTCAGGTAACTGCTTCATTTACAGGAGTAACACGACAGCCCTTTTATGATATTGGATTATCGCGAGGTGGTACTGTAGAGGGTTCGGATCAGGCGTTGGCTAACGTAGACTTTACGTTTGGTCAACCAGATAGCACTCCTGACGATTTATATCAAAATCCCACATCAGCGCCCTATGATAAATACGCAAGAACTGATAGGATTATCAAACTTGCTGCCGAAAAATATCCCAGCGGCATTAAGACTTTCTTTGTTATAGACTTGGGACAAAAAAATTATTTAACAAGTATGAGTTTTTCAGGAGGAGATACGGGAGGTGGAAATCAAGAAGCCACTTTATCATACCAAAACGATTGGAGCGATATAGTATTAGCGAAGGACACAGCCATACAGACAACCACTAATAGCGGTCCTTACTAGGAGATACAAATACACATGGGGCGTAGAAAAACATCTAAATCATCTAAGCCATCTAGAGAAACTAGAAAAAAACTCAAACCAAAAACAACAAATCAGCAAGAATATATTAGGTCTATCGTCGAATCAGACGTAACTTTCTGCACGGGGCCAGCTGGCTCTGGTAAAACAGCGGTAGCGGTTGGTTTAGCGTGTGAATATTTACTAGAAAAAAAAGTGGAAAAAATCATTATTACACGACCAGTTGTTGAGTCGGGTGGACGAGGTTTGGGTTTTTTACCCGGCACTATGAATGAGAAAATACAACCTTGGTTAGTACCTATCATAGAAGAAATGAACTTATATCTTACTAGAGATACCGTGAATTCATTTAGATCATCAAATAGGATTGAGCTTTGTCCACTTGAATATATGAGGGGGCGCAATTTTCACAATAGTTTTATGATTTTAGACGAAGCTCAAAACGCGACTTATGATCAGATCAAGATGTTTTTGACTAGAATTGGCCAAGAGTCAAAAGCTATTGTCAATGGTGATCTTGATCAAACTGACTTAAATAAATACGAGGGGGCGGGTTTATATGCATGCGTCGAAAAGCTTGACCAATTAGACGGAGTATCTATTTGTAAATTGTCTTTTGAGGATATTATTAGAAATAGCATTATATCCAAAATACTTACAAGATTACAGGAATAATGACAATGTTGAAAAATGGTGTGTTTTATTTGATGCTGTGTGCTATTACTATAGTAGCTGGAATCGATACATTTTGGACATCTGAAACCCGAGATATCATATTAGAAACTGAAGAAAACCCAATGTCAAAACTCCTTATACAACAATATGGAGTTAGTTTTTTTTTATCTCTTAAGTTAATTTTAACCACTTTTGTAATTACTGTGTTGCAATTATGCTACTATCATCTAAAATACAAAAGATGGATCTTGTGGGCCGTTACCAGTGGCCTATTAGTATTTCAGGCTATTTTACTACTTCGTATAATGTCGTGGCCCCCTTTTGGTTACAGTTGGAGTTAAATTATGCCTCTTTATGACTTTGAATGCGCTCCATGCGCATACTATACTGAAATACGACAAAGTGTTGATGACCCATCGACCCATAAATGCCCCCACTGTGGTACAGATACACTTGTCAAGGTGTTTATTAATTCTCCTGCGTTTTTTGTAAGAGGCGAACCAAACACCATAGGGCAATGGGCTGATAAAAATACCCGCAATATGGGCACTTACGAAAAACAAGATAGAGACCAAGAAAGTGACACAAGTAATAACAAAGAGCATCGCCAAAAACGAGAACTCAATCGTAAAATTAACGCAATGTCTAAGACACAAAAGCTAAAATGGATTAAAGAAGGAGATTAATGTGTTTGGATCTGAAGACAGTAAAACAGATAGGAGAGAACGTCCCCACCATGCGACGATCACAATGAAAATTGATATTCGTCAGATCAACAATGATGGGACATTAGACCATCATGTAATGGGAAATAGGCTTCTAGAAAAATATGGTATTTCAACAAAAGCTCAATTTTGTATATCGGGGAGTAACGAAGCCGCATGTATCAATAGTTTAAAGAATAAATTGGAGCAATTGAATGGCTAGATGGGAAGACGAAGACATAAGTGATCTTAATTTACCTAACCCTGAAGCAATTATCACTAATTTTGTAGGTAAAGATGGGGCATCGGTTGAAGAAGGTAAAGCATTTGCAAAAACTGTAACATCATCTTTGGGGTGTCAATATTATATTAAGTATGGAAGAGGTGAAATCTTGGACCCCTATCAAATAGACTCTTTGAGAATTAATGGAAAATTATTTACGTTTAAAAAAGTGTCCCAACAAGCATTTGTATTGTATAACAAATACCTTAACAATAGAAACCGTTTGTACTTTACCCGTGCTAGAAGACTAATAATGGAGAATTCATAATGAAAAAAGGCCCGTTGTCAAAAAAAGACAAACAATTTATTGATGATAATATTTCAATGGACGTAAGCTCTTTGGCGGAAAAATTGGACAGATCTCTGTCCTCTGTAGAAAAATATGTAGAAGAACATCATGACACTAGTAATATTCCATCGCATTCACTTTTCGCAAGAAAACCGGATCGAGGAGTAACGGTTATGACAGAAGCTGCTTCCATGGCCGCAGACGATAACAAAAAAAACCATACCCCCCAACCACCCAAAAGATATACAGACATTATACATAAGATTAAGGACTAAGATGATTTGTACACATGTTGATGGATATATGCACCGGCTCATCACGCAAGAGCTAATGATTAGTTGGCTTATTACTTTAACGGATGGTACTAAAGTATATGGTGATTATGAACGTCCAGACTTTGAAAATCCTTGGTGTAGACTAAAGGAATATTGTAAAGAAAATCAGGTATATCCTGCTACTGTTGAACTGTATATGTTCGGAACGCCACGTCATGTATTTTTTGAAGATCCAGACGGATTAGATGGTTTAAAAATTATGCGCGGTATAGCTAAAGAGCAATCTATGGATGGCGGACATTCTCAATCATTCCAAACTCTTACGGCTATACTTTTGAAAGACGACTGTACGGAATTCGATGTATCAAAATATACATGGCCACATAACGAATTTGAGCAAGCTGTGTCGACCAGATTAACTACGGTAGATAATTTACAAGATGTGATTTTTAAAAATGACTCCCCCAAAAAAGAACACCCAGAAATACAAAAGTATCTCAACGGGATCTCCGTGTAACGCTGCTCAATATGTCGCTGAAATGGTGTGCATCAGAAAGCGAGAACGAGATAATACTGGAAGTTTAGAATATAAGTTTTGGAGCAAATCTCATACCGAAGAATATCAAACACAGGTAAAAGCCGCATGGAAAATAATTAAGAAATATGGAGAAGGTGCGCTTCTTCATTATCTAAATAGCCCTAATGGAAAAAGAGTATTTTCATTGGGGTTTTTACATCAGTCGGGAAAATTTGTATTAATCTTAGGTTTTGTTGACAAAGGTGTATCTAAATCTGCTAATGTATTAGAAAAAGAATCCAAACGAGAAAAAAAGGTGCTTGACGTACCCAAAACACTAGAGTATAAACCAAGATCAGCCCGCAATCAGAAAACGCTTTTTTCACAAATTAGGAATATAGAAGATGGCAAAAAAAAAGACACCTGAGTATCTGTCTAAGATTATCAAAGAATATGGTAATATTATAACAAACGGAACTGATGTATTAGCAAATAAAAAAAGCTATAAAGTTGTATCCATTAGTCCGGCTATAGATATAGCTCTCGGAGGGGGTATAAAAGAGGGTTCATGGTTTATGCTAACAGGAGACCCTAAAAGCGGTAAGACTACCACAGCCATGCAGTTGGCAGCCAATTGTCAAAAAGATGGGCGTCCGGTTATTTATTTAGATGTGGAAGGGCGCATTAAGGATATGAACTTTGAGGTGCGAGATCTCGATCCTAGTAAAATGGAAATTATACACCCTGAAGATAAGCCTATACCCGCTGAAGTCTTCTTAGACGCCGCACACAAGCTCATGAGCCACCCCGACTACCATGGCGCACTTCTCATTATTGATTCCATTTCATCCCTACTTCCAGAGAAAGAATTGGTAGGCGATATGACTCCGGGGCGAGCGGGTCTTCCAAAACTATTATCTATTTTTACTAAGAAGATGGGGCAAATATTACCTCGACAGAGAGGTATTATAACCTGTATAACCCATTACATAGCTAATACCGCTGGGTTTGGAACTCCTAAAATGGCAGATGGGGGCAACAAAATTCAATATCAAGCTGATACTAGGATGGAGGTGAGGAGCAATAGTGCCGATAAAATATCTGCTGTTACACCATGGTTTAACACTAATAAAGAAAGGATCGGTCAGGCTGTTAACTGGAAAATTGTGTGTTCATCAATGGGTTCTCCCGGTACACAAGCTCAAAGCTGGATTAGATATGGACATGGTATAGATAAAATACAAGAAGTTCTGATGCTGAGTCAGGATTTAGGAATGGTTATAAAAGCTGGAGCATGGTTAACGTGTGAATTTATTCTAAGCCATAAAGAGGCGGCTAAAGAAATAGAACCAACGTTAAACATTGAGGATGATGAGGCTATACTTAAAGCATTTAAGTTTCAAGGACAAGATAAGCTTTATGCATTTTTTGCTGAAAATCCTAAACTCGTATCTATATTAGAGCATCAAATTAAGGAGATGTTGTGATGTGTCACCATACCAAAGCGCACCTAAAAGATAACTATTATTTTTGTGATGAGTGTAATGATAAGATTGATAGAGACATTTACGAAGCAATCAACCACATACCATCTACACGACTGACTAAAAGCGAACAAGAAAAAATACGATCTGAATCTCATAAAATAGATATATGGGAAAATGCGCCAATGGTAGAGACTTAATATGCAAATACATGGCCTTGATGGCAAAGAATACTCATGGAACCCTGCGGTTGCACAGGCTCAATCTACGCAACGATCTTCTTTGCATATAAAAGCTAAAGAACTACTTGACAATATTTTTCCACATGATACAATTCTGGAAGAGGTTTCCCTAGCGGGCAGCAAAACACAAATTAGACGAACTACTCTGAGGGCAGATTTTTTTATACCAAATCGCAATATAATTGTAGAGGTACATGGGGAACAGCACTATAAATTTAACACATTCTTTTTTAAGAATAAGCTTAGTTTTTATAAAGCTAAAATGAGGGATGTAGAAAAAAAAGAGTGGTGTGAATTGAATCAGATTACATTAATAGAATTTAATTATAATGAGGATCTTGATGACTGGCGAAGAAAAATTAAATGAGTTTTTGGAAGCGATAGAAACGTGGAAATCATCTAAACAATTACCTCCAGCAGAACCAAACGATCACGTACAAAAGATATTAAGCTTGAAATCAGAGGAAATACAGCAGCTTCGCGCTGAAGAGTGTGCGTCCCACGCATATGAACTTTATGCATACGCAGAATATTTAGAAGCGGCTAGAACTAAGGAAAAAATAGTATTAGATTGGGCAGAAAACAGTATTTGGTATATAATTGCAGATAGAATGTCACAGTATGGTGATAAGTTCACCAAATGGCAAGAGAAATATTATTCTGCTATTAAAGAAAATCCTTTAGCCTCGGAAATTTTAAAAATTAAGAACCATGCGGAAGCGCGCACAAAAACCCTAGAAGGAACGCCCAACAGAATACAACGCATGGCGGAAATATTAAACAATTTATCTAGAAGGAGATAAGTATGACCAAGATTGATGAAGCTAAAAAATTACTAAAGAAAGCTATGGAAATAGATGATCCTGAATTAATAGCCATGGCAAACAAACTATTGCAAGAATCTTCTCCGTCACCAACCGGACCAAGATTGGTGAATGTAAATGACGACGATTTTCTTGCCCCAATCATGAAGGATGACAAACCTACCAAGAAGGCGGTTCCAGTAAACGAAATTAAAGGACGTGTTAATCAATTTCATGATGATGGGACTGAAGCATCCGGTATTACTACACCTGATGCTCAACCCACAGACCGTCGTCGGAAACCATTTGAAAAAATACAACAAAAATGTCAACAATGCGGAGAAGTGAAAGCTATTAATCCTACGCACAAACGAGAACATTACGTATGTGACATGTGCCTTAGAGCAAAGATGAGATAGGATATATGAAACGGAAAGTATTGGAAGATTTAGCCGCTGAACGCGCTGTGTTGGCAGGTTTATGTCAATATGGTTTAGACTGTTATCTAGAAATAGACTTCGTAGATGCTGATCATTTTAGCAATGAAATGAATCAAATTATATTTCATTGTATACATAAGTCTATTTCTGAAAATGCTAAAGTAGAATTAGCTTCCATCTTATCAGCAGCCAATAATCTTGGCGTCTACGAAGCAATTCACAATAAAGATGAAATAGCATTTATTAGATCACTATTCAACTTTCCTATACATCAGGAAAATGTCCAATCGCATGCCGCCAAAATAGCTAAAATTAAATTGGCTAGAGATCTTAAGCAAACACTTAAAGCTTGCGAAAAAGAACTCAACTCTATCACGGGTGACGAAGATCTTATTGATCTTATTTCACGAGTTGAAGAACCCATCCTTGATGCCACAGCAGATGTATACCAAGCTTCTAATAAGCACACAGAAGTGCTGGGCGAAGATATTGATGAGTATCTCACATATCTTTCTGAAAACGTATCAGACACAGTTGGAATACCAACGGGATTTGATAGATATGATTTAGCTATCGGGGGCGGCCTCCGGCGTAAATGTGTGGATCTCATCGCCGCCCGTCCTAAGATTGGTAAATCTATGTTTGGAGATGCTGTGGCGCTTAATGTGGCCACCAAACTTAATATACCCGTCTTGATGTTAGACACAGAAATGTCTAAAGAAGACCATCTCAACAGAATGTTAGCAAATTTCAGTGGTGTCGAGATAAATAAAGTTGCCACTGGTAAATTTAATGAGAATGAAATAGAAAAAGAAAAGGTACATGATGCAGCAGAAAAATTAAAAAGCATTCCATATCACTATCTAAGTATTGCTGGTCAACCTTTTGAGCATATTCTGGGCATTATGCGTAAGTGGATTTATCAGCACGTAGGGTTTGACGGTGAAGGTAGAACTAAGGATTGTTTAATAGTTTATGACTATCTTAAATTAATGGGGTCCGAAAGTATTACCAATGTAATGCAAGAATATCAAGTATTAGGATTTCAAATTACTAAGCTACATAATTTCTGCGTCAAGTATGACGTACCATGCTTGAGCTTTGTGCAGCTTAATAGAGATGGTATCACTAGGGAGTCTACTGATGTTGTTTCTGGATCAGATAGATTGATCTGGTTATGTACAAGTTTCTCTATATTTAAGATGAAGTCAGATGAAGAAATAGCCGAGGATTCTATTGAACATGGTAATAGAAAATTAGTTCCCGTAGTAGCGCGACATGGATGCGGCTTAGATGATGGAGATTATATTAGTGTAAAAATGTTTGGAAATATTGGTAAAATTGAAGAAGATGAAACCCGTAACGAAATACACCGAAATGCAAGATCAAGATCAGAAGGATTTGAAATACAAGAAGAGCTTGACGAAGACACAGATAGTTAGTATGTGTAATCGCCTATTTGAAAGGCTCCCCTCGTTATTAAAATTTCTTCAAGTAGAATATATGGAATTTCCTAACAGATATTCTTTTCCATGTCCGGTACATGGTGGTGATAATCCTGAGGGATGTAGTATCTTCACAGATGGAGATTCTTCTAAAGGTAACTGGAGCTGTTGGACACAGCACTGTGAAGAGGATTTTACAAGTAATCTATTTGGTTTCGTAAGAGGGGTAATGGCTTATCGTGGGGGACAAAAGGTATCTTTAAATCAAACGGCTGATTTTTGTTTAAAGTTTTTAGATGTTGATATAGATAACTTAGAGGTTGCTGAACAACCCCAAAATAAAGATGTACAGTTATTGGAAATATTTGATCGTCATTTAGAGAGACGGGCCAATAACATCAACCGAGAAGACATAAGATCCAAAATAGATATTCCGGCCCCCTACTATATTAATAGGGGGTTTTGTACAGATATTCTAAATTTATTTGATATTGGGGTATGTTTGGAAAAAAATCGACCAATGTCAGGAAGAATTGTTGTGCCAATCTATGATGAAAGCTATAATTACGTAGGATGCATGGGGCGTGCAATTCATACCGACATGCAACCAAAATGGCTACATAGCAAAGGTTTTAAAAAGGCTTTCTTGTATGGGCTAAATATAGCCAAAGATTATATACAAAAGAGCCAAACGGTTATTTTAGTGGAAGGGCAAGGAGACGTATGGCGCATGCATGAAGCGGGATATCAAAATTGTGTTGGAATTTTTGGCTCTAGTATCAATGATGACCAATTACTATTACTAGAACAAAGTGGAGCCCTCAATCTAGTTATATTAACAGATTTTGATGAAGCGGGTAAAAAGGCATCCAAACAAATTATCAAAAAATGCGGCAGAAGATTTAACTATTATCGTCCCACCTTATCCACTAAAGATGTTGGTGATATGGATATTGATACTATTCATCAAGAATTAAAGCCACAATTACAAGAGGTGAATTTAATATGACAACCAGAATCTTAGCACTAGCGGGTCACAAACAATCAGGTAAAAGTACTACCTGTAATTTTTTACACGGATACCAATTACGAGCACATCATGTTATCGACGGTTTTGCTATTACTCAAGACGGAAACCTTGTGATTGATACAGCATTAATTGACTCAGAAGGTAAAGAAGAAAAAAGCCAAGCAATTCTTGACACTTCTAGAAATGACATGGAGTTTGCAGAATGGGCCGCCTATAGCATGTGGCCTTATATCAAACGTTACTCTTTTGCAGGAACCCTTAAAGAAATCGTGACTGGTATATTTGAAATTAAACCAGAACAAGTATATGGAAGTGATATAGAAAAAAATAGTAAAACTTGGTTTTCGTGGGATGATATGCCCGGCGTAATTACTAATTACAATCTTGCAAAAAAACCGGAAATCAAAAAACTAATCAATGATGGTACCTTAAAATACCATAAACCGGGAAAGATGTCAGCTAGAGAATTTTTGCAATTTTTCGGAACTGATGTTTGTAGAAAAATATATGAAGATGTGTGGCAAGCTAGGCTTATGGCCGACATAGCTAGAGAAGGATCTCTTTTAGCGGTTGTGGATGATTGTAGATTTCCCAATGAAGTTCAAGCTATTCAGGATGCGGGAGGGCACGTTATTCAGCTGACACGAAGTAACCACAAAGATGTTCACGCAAGCGAGTGCGCGCTAGATACATATGAAGAATTTGATGCTATAATCGATAACCAAAATATGACCATACACGACACCAACGTTGAAATTATCAGAATTCTGGATGAATGGGGATGGTTAGGCAAAGAGTTGCCAGAAACGCTACCCGCTCAAGAAACTGAACCAACATTAGTTGGTGGTATACATAAATTTAAAGAGGACTCATGATAGTAACATACATTAGAAGTTCATCATATAATAATTATGATTATTGCCAGATGCAATATTTTATAACATATGTTTTGGGCCATAGATCTATTTCTGGTAAAAAGGCTCAACTTGGTACCATTGTTCATAAGGTAATGGAATGTTTGGCGTCTTGTAAAAAACGCCTTCAAGATAAAGAACAAAAGTCTATGTCTATAACCGATGATGCTATAGGAAAGGTTAACTTTACGGCGAAAAGCTTATACACCAAAGCGTTTGTGTGTCGATTACTCAAGCGAAGTTATGAGTATTATTCAGAAAATTGTACTCATAATTATACCAATGCTGATTTTAAGTTTTGTCAAAAATCAGTAGAGGATGCGTTGTTATACAATGACGGACAATTTGACCCCAGACTACGAACAATAGTGGCGCCAGAACCACAGTTTGATATACCAATTGAAAAAGATTGGGCTAAGTTTAAATATAAGATGCCTAATGGGGAAATCATAAAGGGCCAATTAGCTATTAAAGGTACAATCGACCTAGTGACAGAAGTGTCCGATGGTGTCATCGAGGTTATAGATTGGAAAACCGGTCGACGATTGAACTGGGCAACAGGAGAGGAAAAAACTTACGAAAAACTTATTGAAGATCCGCAGCTATTGTTGTATAATTACGCCATATCAAAACTGTTCCCTGAATACGAACAGGCCATTATGTCGATATTTTATATTAGGGATGGTGGCCCATTTAGCATGTGCTTTGATAAAAGTGATCAGGAAAAGTTTCTAGGGATGCTAGAAAAAAGATTCAAACAAATAAAACGAAACAATTTCCCACGCCCCATTTCACAAAATAGATCCAGTTTTAAATGTACCAAGTTGTGTCATTTCTATAAAAATAAGTGGCCCGGCACCAATCAATCAATATGTCACTATGTGGACGATCATTTGCATGCATTGGGTGAAAATGAAACAATAGAAAAATGTACTGCCGAAGGGCACGAAATTGGTTTTTATGAGGCGCCGGGATAAATAAATAAATAAAGGAATCGATATGAACCTCTTAAGATTAGATGAATTCAATCATGCAATAGTTCGCGAATTGGCCCCTTCGTTTCATAATCTTCCTAGTACCGAACACAAGGATGGTAAATATAGATTACGACGATATTCTGTGATAGAGCTTATGTTAGAACCTAAAGCCATTAAAACCCTTCCCATCAACAGCTTTATGCAAACAGATAAATATAATGATTTTCAAGGTAATGTGGAAAGAAAATTTGAAAATATTGAAGAAGATGTTTTATATGGGGATAGCATGAAAGAGCTTGTATATTCTTTTAGGATGATGGCCAGTCTCCCCACCAACACGCAAGTAGATATACATCAAATGAGAGTCATTACTACTTCAGAATCCACCGAGATTTCTCCAGAAGGGGTACATAGGGATGGCTACGATGTTATATCAATGATAGGAATTACTAGACATAATATATTGGGTGGCAACTTATTGGTTTATGATAATCAAGATAGTGATCATTTTGTATCATTACCTTTGGACGGAGGCCGAATGGTAACAATAAATGATAAAAAATTATGGCATAATGGTAGTTCTATTGTTCCCTTAGATAAGAACAATAAGGGATACATGGATGTTTTTGTTTTTACAGCTAATTATAATCTTTGAAAGGAATGTAAATGCCAACCAATAATTATGAAGCACGCCAAATATACGGTATCATCAATGAGTTTATTGATGAAGAAACAGCAAGAGCTATCACAATACGCTTATACGAACAGGTAGGTAAATACACGGAAAATGAATCCTTAGCCACAAGCCTAAAGATGTTAAGAGAGTTATATAGAAATGATTGAAATCAAAATTACAGAACAGATGAAGCAACGAGCTTGGCGTAAGGCGCGTCAAATGGGAAAACTTAAGCAATCTATTACGAAGGGTGATGGCAATATTGCTGGGTTTTTAGGTGAAGAAGTGGCCAATGCAATAGTCAAAGGCGAAATCAGCAATACATATGATTATGATATTACTAAGGACGGTGTTAAATATGACGTAAAAACTAAGCGGTGTACTAGCTCGCCCCGTGAACATTACGAGTGCTCTGTTGCTGCCTTTAACACAAAACAAAAATGCGATCATTATATATTTGTGAGAATTGAAAACATTAGTGGGAAGTGGGGACGCGCGTGGATATTAGGAAGTTATCCAAAACCCGAATATTTTAAAGATGCGCGTTTTCTAAAAAAGGGACAGAGAGATGGAGACAATTGGTTCAAAGTTAAGGCTGATTGTTATAATATACCAATTAGTAAATTACAGCCCTTAAAGACCAAAAAGCAAAGGAGATAGTATATGACAAAGGTGTCTTCACACAATACGCTTATTGTAGATTGCGATGGTGTTATCGCTGATAAAGCGCACGGAGGAGAATACGGTAAAGCCGACCCTCTTCTACATGGCATAGAACAGGTAAATAAACTATATGATATGGGATATACCATTACCTTGTATACTGCTCGTTATGGTGATAGAGAAAGCGGAAATCTACATCGTCAATATGAAAGGGGGTATAAGGAGTGGACGGATTGGCTCGCTAAGCACGGCGTAAAATATCATCATGCGTTCATGGGAAAACCAGCGGGTGTAATGTATATTGATGATAAAGCTGCCCGCGTCAAAAGTGATAGCACAGAGGGCTGGGAACAGGTATGGCATGAAGTAGCAGAATTACAGGGCAAGGATCAATACGGAAATAAATTGAAATGACCGCAATAATTGAAGATCTTAATAAAGAATTTCATCTTGGTAATAAGTTTACCCTTCATGTCGCTGTGGAATTAGCAAATATTCTAGATAATAATTATAGGATTATTGTTAAATACGATGGTCAAGAATTGCCGTATTATGACGATACAAAGTTAAACGTAATAATTGCCACCTCCAGAGAAACACATGGGCCACCTAATGAATTTCATAGAGATGACGTATTTATCATATTCCAGCACTACTATATGCTTGACCAGTGGGATGATCCGTGGTATAATTCTTTAGTGTATCCACTTCCCATTGGTACATTTGTAGATGGTTTTGATGATCATATTATTAAACCAATGGCTGAAAGGAAATATGATTTTTCATTTGTGGGACAACTGCCACATACCGGCACTAGAGATTGTTTCAAGAGAAATTTAGATGAACTAATGAACACCAGTGGCAAAAAATTTAAATATTTTGTAGAATACACTGATGGTTTTAAAAGGGGGTTAAGTAGCAGCGAATATTTAGAGTTACTCGGAGACACAAAGATATCTCTCTGTCCACAAGGAGCCTACAGCCAAGAAACATTTCGCTTTTTTGAGTCTATTATGATGGGTGCAATTCCCATGATTGAAAATCTGCCAAAATTATGGTATTATGAAGGCGCCCCTTTTTTGAAAAGTAAATGGGTTAAACTAGAACAATCATTGTCCGTTAGTCTCAACACTCTACAAACAGAAAAATCACGCAGTGTATTGTATCAGATAGCGCAATATGTCCAAACCATTTTACACCCACCATCTCTTGCTAAAGTGCTTAAAGACAAAATTGAACATAGACACAAAAATAAGATAGTCGGTCAGCCACATCTTGATCATTTGAGAAAGCTTTTTAACGAACATACTGACTGGGCATAGCAACAATGACATTGAATTGGATACCTATCAACTGTAAAACTCACTTCAGTTTGTTGAGGGGTTTTTGTAAACCGGCCGATCTTGCGGCTACATGCAAAAAGTACGGCTACCAAGCGTGTGCTATTGCAGATTTTAAAACTGTTTCTGGGGCGGTTGATTTTCATCAGGCGTGTCTCGATAATGACATCAAGCCTTTAATAGGATGTGACTTTGATGACTATGTTTTAATAGCAAAAAATAAAGATGGTTGGTTTGATTTAATTAAACTTGTTACCATACATCACCTATCTCCTGATATTGATACCTTAAAACAAATAGCCCTTAAGGGAAATTTACTTTGTGTCAGCGCGAATGAAGTATATAAAAGTATCTTTGGAAAACACTTTGTTAAGTATGATTATAATAACTATAAAGTATATTATGTTAATCGCAAAGACGCAATTCCACATAGGGTTCTTCTGTGTTCTGGAATGAAAACCACACTCCCAAAAGTACAAACCAAAATTAAAAAAAACGAAGAGATTGATAATAAAGAATTTTTTATGTCTGATGATTTCTATCTACCGACTCCCGAGGCATTTGACAACAATACCCAAGAAATTGAATTAGTGAATAAGATTGCTAATATGTGTGAAGATTATGAAATAACAAAAAAGCCGATGCTCCCACAGTTTAAATGTCCCGATAGTATGGATGAAAATGAATACTTAAAGAAGCTGTGTCGTCATGGATGGAGGCAAAAGCTAATGGCTTCTGGAAAAGTGGCAAACAAAGAGGACGAAGCGAATTATCTAGCTAGAGTAAAAACAGAATTTGAGGTCATCTTTAAGGCAGAATTATCTGGGTATTTTTTGATTGTTCAAGATATAGTTAATTATATTAAGGAACAAGGATGGCTTGCGGGACCGGGGCGCGGTTCAGCGGCTGGATGCCTCGTATCGTATCTTCTTGGTATTACTGAAGTTGACCCTATAGAATATGGGCTTATCTTTGAAAGATTTTACAACGAGGGACGCAATACTGAAGACTATGTTTCTTTGCCCGATATTGATGTTGATGTACCCGCTGAACACAGGGACGAAGTAATTGACTATATTCGACAAAAATATAACCCTGAAAATGTATCACAGATGATCACGTTTGGTAGACTTCAAGGAAGGGCTGCCCTAAAAGAAGTATTACGAATTAATGAAGCTGTATCATTTGCAGAAATGAACGAAATTACTCAAAACATTCCTAACGAAGCTGATATATCAGATCAATTAGAAATAGCAGACGAAAAGTCAATTATTAGATGGGCTTTGATGAATGAATCTGAAAATCTAAAAAAATGGTGTAAAATAAATGAAGATCAAACATTGGATGGCGATCTAGCTAGTATGTTTGAACAGGCTATTAACATAGAGGGAACTAATAAATCTCAGGGCAAGCATGCGGCAGGCGTTATAATATCACAACACAAACTAAAGGATGTTTGTCCTATGGTTAAAGATAAAACTGGTAATTTAATTGCGGCTTTTGAAATGAATGATCTTGAAAGTCAAGGTCATGTCAAGTTTGATATTTTGGGTATTGATCTTTTAAGTAAGATCATGGATATAAAGCTTTCCTAAACAGGAGAAAAAAATGGACGCTACAGCGGAAGATTATAAATCAGTAATTTTTTCTGGGTGCTCAATAGAATATAAGGATATTTCTATTTGCGATTTGAGGCACCCTCTATCACAAAGTGGTCTTACTAGAGACATGGGATATCAAGTCTGGTCTGATAAGCATCATTGTTACAATATTTACAAAAACATTGACGAGGCGGTTAAAAAGTTCATAGCTCTCAAGGGACATGTATAATGAATTATAGAGATATTATTGTATTCGATTTTGAAACTGGTAGCGCTAATCCACATATAACACAGCCCACGCAAATTGCCGCAATAGCGATCCATGCTCGAAAATTACAATTGCAACCGGGAGGAACATTTAATAGTGAAATGCGTCCTATTATAGATGATGATAAGGCTATTAAGGCGGGTGTAGCCCCCTTAGAAGATGAGGCCCTCAAGATCACCAGAAAAAATAGGACCGATTTAGCAAAAGCGCCATTACCAAAAACTGTATGGAAAAAATTTGCAAAATTTTGTGATAAGTATAATTTCAAAAAAACCAGTTATTATGCTCCTATCGCCGCAGGATTCAATATTAACCATTTTGATATGCCTATAGTTCAACGTATGTGTGAGCAATATGGACCATGGGATAATAAGCGAGGAGAACAAAAGATATTTAATCCTATTTTTACCATTGATGTTATGCAACATATATACTGTTGGTTTGAAAATAACCAAGATGTCAAGGGTTATAGTATGGATTATTTGAGGGATTATTTTGGTATCGGCAAGGACAATGCTCATGACGCTTTACAGGATGTAAAAGATACAGCTAATATTTTAATCAAATTCATGCGACTTCAGAGAAGCTTATTGAAGAAAGTGAAGTTTGAAAAGTCTTTTGGAGATAAAGCTCTATATGTTTGATTTATCAAATTTGCATGATGATCACGTCTGGGATTTGATATGTGAGGGTCACACCAAAGGTGTCTTTCAATTAGAATCTCAGCTAGGAAGATCATGGGCTAAAAAAGTGCGACCTAAAAACATCAATGAATTAGCGGCTCTTATTTCTCTAATTCGTCCCGGATGTTTGAAAGCATTTACGGACGGTAAATCTATGACTCAACATTATGTTGATCGTAAAGCTAACATCGATCCTGTAATTTATCCCGATGAATCTTTAGAACATATTCTTAAAGAAACCTATGGGGTACTTGTGTATCAGGAACAATCTATGATGATTGCTCAAGAGTTGGCTGGATTCACTCTGAAAGACGCAGATTCGCTCCGTAAGGCCATTGGAAAGAAAAAAGCTGGTTTGATGTCAGAAGTTAAAGAATCGTTTCTGAGGGGCGCTGAGAGTAAGGGGATAGTCACCAAGGAAATTGCTGAAGAAATATTTTCATGGATTGAAAAATCCAACAGATATGCCTTCAATAAATCCCACGCTGTTAGTTACGCCATCAATGCTTATTGGAGTGCTTATTGTAAATTTCATAAAAGAGTACCATTTTACGTGTCTTACTTAAACCATTCTGATCGGAAACCAGACCCCCAAAAAGAATTAAAAGAGTTGATTATGGACGCTAAGTTATCCGATATTGAAGTATATCCACCACGCTTACAGCATCTGCACACCAACTTTGTTGCAATAAATAATAAAATTTATTTTGGCTTGCGGCATATTAAACATATTGGTCAAAAGGAATGTGATAAAATCGAACAGTTATATAGAGATAACGATGTTTCTAATTATACGTGGATAGATGCATTAATAAATATTATATACAAAGGTAAAATTAACAAAAGGGCAGCAGTAGCCCTGATTTCAGTGGGTGCTTTTAGTGGCCCAAACAACCAACAACACAGAGAAAAAATGCTATATGAGTTTGATAGCTGGAAAGATCTTACTGCCAGAGAACAAACATATATCTCAGAAAATTACAATAGTTCTGATAGTTTATCAGAATGTATAGGCAATATGATACAAGATACTAAAATCAATAGCCGTAGGCTAATTACCGTCCTAGATATTAAACAAATTCTAGATAATCCCCCTCATGAGGTACAGGATAACATTCCATCAATAGCTCAGCACGAGGAAAAATACATGGGATGCGCCCTTACATGTAGCAGAATGGATGCTATTAATACTAATTTTTCAACTTATATGTGTAAAGATGTGTCTCGTGGCACTATAAAAGGAAAGGTGAGTTTAATTGTTCAACTAAATTCTATTAGAACATATAAAACTAAAAAGGGTAAAAATCCCGGCCAACTGATGGCATTTGTATCTGCGGAAGACGGAAGTGGCGTTTTAGACTCTATTACAGTATTTCCAGAATGTTATCAACAATATCGTGACCTCCTAATTGAAGGAAATACAGTATTTATAAATGGAGAAATTTCCAAAAAGGACACTACTTCCGTTATAATAAATAAGGTGAGCCAAGTATGAATAAATGTCACTTTGTAGGAATGTTGGCTGATGATCCTCACTTAGTAAATATTAATAATACATATCTAGTTACATTTACTCTAGCGATTGAAGACCACCGCAAAGATAAGGATGGTAGTAAAAAACGTAGAGTAGATTTTTTACGGTTTGAAGCATGGGCTACAGGCGCTCAAACGATTGATAAACATGCTCATAAAGGTGATTTTATGGCTGTTGAATCTATTGCAAGACAGTCAACATCGCACCAAGAAAAAAAATCGGACACAATCACTTTTAGGGTCACTAATTTTAAAATCTTTAACAATAATAAGCTAAATGAAGATGACGAAAAATAAAAAAGTATTATTCTGTTCTGAAGCATCATGGTTGCCCACGGGATATGCCGTATATACTAAAGAAGTTTTATCCCGACTTTGTCAGATAGACGGCATTGAAGTGGCTGAATTAGCTTGCTATGTTGATAGTAATGATGTTAATATTTCTTCTGTTCCATGGAAAGTGTATCCCAATAAACCTTTACCTAATGATCCCACACATGATTCATATAAAGGTAATATTACAGCTCAGTTTGGGGAACAAGCCTTTAATTCTGTCTTATTAGATTTTCAACCTGATGTAGTCATGGATATTCGTGATTGGTGGATGATTGAATTTCAGCAACGGTCTCCATTTAGAGACTTTTTTCATTGGGCTATTATGCCTACTGTAGATGCTGCCCCACAGGGTAATCAATGGATCAATACTTATGCGTCAGCTGATTCGGTGTTCGCATACTCTGAATTCGGGCGAGACATTTTGTTGCAACAATGCGATAATATAAAATTTGTGGATGTAGCATCTCCGGCTGCAAGTCAACACTTTCAACCACACCCAAACAAACAACAACACAAAATCGATATGGGGATTTCTCCAGAGTCCCTAATTGTAGGCACAGTGATGCGTAACCAAAAACGCAAACTATATCCTGATCTTTTTCAATCTTTTCGAGCTTTTGTGGATCAAGTTAATGATCCTAATGTATTTTTATATTGTCATACCTATTACCCAGATATAGGATGGGATATTCCGGGCTTAATAAACGATAACGGTCTTTCTAATCGCGTACTCATGACTTACAAATGCAAGAATTGTCAAGATATAACTGTAGACTTTTTTCAAGATGCTATTAAATATTGCAATAAATGTCAACATTTTAATAGCCACTTAGTAGGTATTAATAATTCAATAGGCGAACCAGATTTAGCCAGCATATATAACCTATTTGATATATATGTACAATATGCCAACAGTGAGGGTTTTGGGATGCCGCAACTTGAGGCTGCTAATTGTGGGCTTCCCGTTATATCTACTTATTATTCTGCGATGCAGTCTGTGATTGATAAGATTGGCGGCATGGGTATTGTGCCTCTAAGCTTTTATGTGGAATGTGAAACTGGTTGTAATAGGGCAGTTCCGAATAATGAAGTATTTGTTAATACTCTTGTCGAACTACATAAAAACAAATATAAGTTACGAGACATTGGCGCAGAAACTAAAAAGAATGCTGTGGCAAATTATAGTTGGGATAAAACGGCGGATGTGTGGGCTAAGCATATTCTACAGTTAGAACCAAAAGATCCGTCAACCACTTGGTTTTCTCAACCCCATATCCCACAGCCAGCCACAGAAGTTCCAGAAGAAATAATTTCTATAGTAGACAAGGTTGATTTTATATTTAACAATATACTACATAAACCACAGTGGATAGGGAGCTATTTGTGGAAGCGTGTGTTGCGAGATATTACATTTGGATATAAATGTGAAAACATAACTAAAGACTTTTACTTTAACGAATCACATATTCAGTCTTATACTGGAAATACTCCCTTCTCACTAGAGCAAGCATGCCAAGAAATGGTTAACTTTAGAAATCAAATAAATCAGTGGGAACAGTCGCGCGCCCAAATGATGCAACAAGAAGGATATTAATATGAATCACAGTAAACATCCAGCAATACAAAAGTCTATCGATGAGGCCCAAGGTACTATACCGGACAACTTTAATGGACAGTTATTTCAAGATGTGTTTGTGAATGAAGTATTGGATATTGACAATGGTTTTTTTGTGGATATAGGGGCTGGCACAGATGGTGTTAGAAATATGCCTATGAGTTTCTTCAGTAATACATATAACCTTGAAAGACGAAGAAACTGGACGGGTATTGCTATAGATTATGATAAAGAATACATAGATACGGCCCAATCTCATCGCCGTTGTCAGTGTGTGTGTGCTGATTTAATGGCAACCAATATAAATGATATATTAAAAGAATCCAACTGTCCTTCTGATGTAAACTATTTATCATTTGATGTGGACGAGGCCCAACCAAAGGTTCTTAGCGAACTCGATCTTTCAAAATACAGATTCCAAATAATTACATATGAACATAATTTGTACCAAGGCTGCGACAAAGATCAAAAAATATCGAGAAACAAATTCAAAGAAGCAGGATACGAAATCTTGTGCGGAAACGTGATACTACACGATGTCGGTGTCGTAGAAGACTGGTACGTACACTCAGAATTTTTTGATCAATACGCACACTTTCAGTACCACGACATGAATTGTTTAACTATCGTAAACAATATAATTAGAAACAAACGCAAGCCCAAATGAAGCAAGAAAGAGAAGTTCGATGAAAGTACTTTACATAGGACATTATAAAGATGGTACCGGATGGGCCAATGCTGCCATTAATAATATACTGGCGCTCGATTCTGTAGGTGTTGAAGTAGTGCCGCGTGCTATTACATTTGAAACCGAGCCAAAATCATATCCTAACAGAATCCAAGAACTAGAACAAGCTTCCAGTGAAGGGTGTGATATTTGTATACAACATACATTACCTCACCTATATTCTTATAATTCCAATTTTAAAAACATAGGATTTATTGCCAGCGAGACTAACCATTTCAAAGACAGCTCATGGCAGCATTATGCTAACCTAATGGATGAAATATGGGTGCCCAGTATGCATACTAGGGTTGCATGTCGTATGAGTAATATAAAGGTTCCGGTCAATATTGCTCCTCATTCTTTGGATACTTCATCCTATAGTAAAATGTTAGAGGGAAATAAAATTCAGGAACTGGTTCACACATTCAACTTTGCTTTTGTTGGAGAGTTTATAGAAAGAAAAAATGTACAAGCATTGATACGCGCATTTCACACAGAATTTGGAGTGTCCGAACCTGTGAATCTATTTATTAAAACATCCCAACAATCCTTAGATTATGTGCAAAACTATTGTAAGCAAATCAAGAATGGGTTAAAGCTACGAAAAAGATATAAAGAAGAAATTGTTGTATGTGGATATCTTAGTAAAGAAGATTATGTGTCAGTGTTGTCTCAGTGTCATTCTTTTGTAATGCCCAGTCGAGGAGAGGCGTTTTGTATTCCGGCTCTTGAAGCTATGGCGCTTGGTATACCAGTAATCTATACTAAAAAAACGGGGATGGACGACTTTTGCTTAGGAACGGCTGTGAAATCTATACAAGTTCCGTGTGTGGGTGCCATATCTACGCTTCCTAATCTATGTACTGCAAACAATAAGTGGGCAGAAATAAATGTCGAAGAGTTGGCCATTGCCATGCGTAAAGTGTATATGCAATGGCAAACTGAAGCATCGCAAAAACAACGTAAGGCATCTATTAAAAAAGCTAAATCATATAGCCACCAAAAGGTTGGAGCACAGTTAAAGGAATTATTGAATGACAGCTAACGCTACCCCAATGGCCGTTAGGTCTATATTACGGCGTCAACAGCGACAAGAGCCGCTGAATATATTGACATTTTGTACCCATGAAAGATATGAACAAAAACTGTGTCAAACGGGTCACAATTTTTATTCAATCAACTATGGTAAAGAATGGGATACTGATTATGGTGACATTCCTGAAAATTATTACGTTATAAACGAAGTACCGTCTTACATAAATTTTGATTTGATTTTATGTCATACCGCTTGTGATAGACTTCGTGTATCACATAATATTAAAAATGATTTTAATATACCCATACTGCTCCATATGCACGTACTACCAGACATAAGAAACGATGTGGCTACACAGGTAAATCAGTTTCAAATCGCTACTGCTAATGTAGACCAAAAGAGTTTTATTTCTGAATTTAGTATGAAGGCATGGGGATCTACTGTACAGGATGCGACATTTATTGAACATGGCGTAGAGACAGACTTTTGGTCTGTTGACACAGAAATAGAACGTGATAATGCTTGTTTGTCGGTTGTAAATGATTGGCCTAATAGAGATTGGTGTTGTGGTTGGGAACTATGGAAAAATACAATAGGAATTAATACTCCAGAAGCGCTTCCAGTCAAGGTGTTTGGGAAAAGTCCCGGTTTTTCAGAACCCGCTCAATCAATAGAACATCTACGGCAAATTTACCAAACGTCTAAGATATTTTATAATACCTCATTACACTCCCCAGTGCCAACATCATTGCTGGAAGCCATGGCGTGCGGATGTGCAGTAGTATCAACAGCTACATGCATGATTCCCGAAATTATAGAACATGAGAAAAATGGTTTTATATCTAACGATCCCAATGAGCTACGGCAATTTCTAGAAGTGTTACTTAATGATGATAAATTGGCGCAACAGCTTGGCCAAGAAGCTAGAAATACCATGGTAGAAAAATACAATCTACAAAGGCATATAGATAACTGGAACAAAATATTTTATGCAACAATTGCAGCCTATAAGGACTAACAAATGAAAATATATCTATCACCACACCAACCTAATGAAACATATAACGCATGGATTTCCAATATAGCGACTCTAGATGGACAGGTGCTAGATAGCGAAGCTACGCAAATTATTGCATATCAATTTTTATCTATGTTCACTTATGATGAAGTTAGCCAAATTATACCGAAGATCGCTCAAAAAATGAGACTTAATTGTGAATTAACTATAGTTGAACCTGATTTTAATTTACTAGCACAACAATATATTAGAGATGATTTCTCAATAGGTAATATCAATCAGATTATGTTTAATGGAAATTATATCAAGAGCGCCTTGAATCTAGAAGAAGTTGTTAGTTATCTTCCATCAAATTTAACTATTCATGAAAAGTCATTTAATGCATCATTGGCTCAAATGATAATCAAATGTAGGAGAGAGTCATGATAACTACATCGTGTAAAGGGTGTGTCTTTGCGACCTATACTGATAAACAACAATCAGGATGCCAATTGGGGCGCGCAGACAAGCTTACATATGAAACTAATGAAGATGGCCATTATATGGTGCAACGATTTTGTAACACATATCGCCCCGAAGAATGGCTTAAAGAATTGTCACTAGATGAATATGAAAACCGTCACGATGTGGTTCTTAATGAAACTGTTCCGCGTGTAGGGTTTTTTATAATATTTGACCCCACACACAATATAGAAGACCTAAGAATTACATTGGAAGATATACAACGTCAAACCATACCCCCTCGATATGTGGCTGTTATAAATAGTAAAGTAGAATATAATATAGAAATTCAAGCAATCTTTAAAGAGATGTTTGATTTTGATGTTACCATGCACCATATAGTACAAATGTCTTCTTTTCCAGAAGACCACAATCTTTTAGTAGATGAAGCATTTACGCATGCAAAAAATGGATGGTTATATATAACATATTCTCATGAGAAAATAGATAGAGATTTAGTTTCTAAAATGCATGCTCGCATTAACATCAACATGAAACCATTGGTTGTTGTTAAGCCGTACGAAGGTATTAAAGGGCTCCTATTTCAAACATCACTTTTTAAATTACTTAATGGCAATAAAACAAAAATGTATCACGATCAATCGGTTGACACTAGATCATTTCTAGATAAAGTAGACGAAATGCCTAAAGATAATTCTAATACAGTTATTACGTGGAGTAAATTTAATGAAGCCTAATGTTGCGATAATTATAAGTAACTATAACTATAGTGCTTATGTTCTTGAAGCTATTCATAGTGCGCTAAATCAAACTTACGATGGCAATTTACAGGTGTATATGTTAGATGATGGCTCATCTGATGATTCATGGGCTAAGATATCATCTATTACATGGGAAAATGAAGGGGATGCTGAGTGGGGGGCTGAGGAAATAGACACTAAATATTACAAGGGTGTAATCGAGAGACGACAAAAAAACAATTTATATGCCTATCGAATTGATAATTCAGGAGCAAGTACGGCTCGCAATGTAGCTATATGGGAGGCGTGGCAATGGGCTGATATATTTGGTATATTGGATGCAGATGATATGTATGAGCCAAACAAAGTGAAAATTCTAGTAGACAAACTGTTAGAGCATCCTGAAATAGGGGTGGCTTATGCTGACTATAGAATTCACAGACAGATGGATCATCATAATTACACTAAATATGAAATCAAACACCCGTATAGTAGAGAGTTGCTGCTACAAAAATGTATCGTACATAGTGGCTCTTTAATCAAAAAAGAATATCTTCAACAAGTCATATTACCGCTTAATAGCGAAATATTTGACAGTAGGTTACACGGCCCCGGTAGTCAATCCTTTATTGGGTGTACAGAGGATTATGATCTGTGGCTTCGGTTATCTAAGGTCTGCATGATGACTCATGTGCCAGAACCTTTATCTATTGTGCGCGAAACTGGCCAAAATCAATCATTGAAAATGACTACCGAAACCTTCCAGAGAAATGCGCAAATTTTACAAACGAGATAAATGACTAGATTCACAAAAAAAATTACCGAACCTCCAGTTACTACTTTGCATAATAGTATAGCTA